TCTGGTGCTTCTGATCTTGGTTGGATCTTACGTAATTTCGATGATAGCACTAATGTTTTTGTCATAAGTCACAAGGAACTACTTAGTGATAAATTTGATAGAACTATTACTGCTGAAAAAGTTAAGAACTATTCGACCATTAGTGAGACAGTTCACGAAGTGACACACTCACTGGTTGGCTAGTGTATTTTTCTGCTATCATATGTATATCAAACAAAGTCAAGCATGTCACAGCAGGAAATCAAAGGAAATTTAGCAAGACTATTAGCGACAGAGAACCTAGTAGTTGAGCATCGCAATGTAGATACAGCATCATTTGATGTTGATCGCAGAGTATTAACTCTTCCTAACTGGGATAGAGCAAGTAGTGTTGTATATGATATGCTTGTAGGTCATGAGGTAGGACATGCACTTTACACTCCAAACATTGATCCACCATCATCATGCCCTCAAGATTACGTTAATGTTGTAGAGGATGTACGTATTGAGAAGTTAATGAAGCGTAAGTATCCTGGTTTAACAAAGAGTTTTTATCTTGGTTATGGTGAACTTAATGCTAATGATTTCTTTGGAGTTAGTAGTATAGATTATGAGGATCTTCAATTGATTGACCGTATCAATCTTAACTATAAGGTTGGTGCTAGTGCAATGATTCCTTTCTCTGATGAAGAAAAAGTATTTGTAACACGTTCAGAAACTACAGAAACTTTTGAGGAAGTATGTGATCTTGCTACAGACATATATGCTTTTGTTAAAGCACAACAAGATGAACTTAACAAAGAAAATATAGATCTATCTGCTAAAGGAAAAGCAGAAGGAGGAGCAGAAGAAGGTAATAATGAAGATAACGATGAAGAGTTTGAAGTTACTACATCACAATCAGGTAAGGGTGAAAATAAATCTACTGATGAGATGACAGATGAGCAGTTCCCTCTAGAAGATTTGTCAGAAGGTAGAGGTGGTACTAGTGGTGGTGATCATAATGATATTGAGACATCTAAAACACAACGTGCGTTTGATGAATCTTCTGAAGAATTAAATTCTCCTGATCTAGGAAGACCAATCTCATACATTGAGATCCCTAACAAGTTACCTTGTAAATTAGATAGATACATTGCTGATTGGGAAAAAGTTCATGCATGGATAGATCAGAATGTAGATGAGAATGCATTTGAAAAAGCAGATGAAGATCAAAGATATATTTGGGGAACATCCTATGATAAAGTCGATCAGGAGTATCATGAATTCCGTAAACAATCTCAGAAAGAAGTTAACTACTTGGTTAAAGAATTTGAATGTAGGAAATCAGCTGACAATTATGCTCGTACTGGTACTGCTCGTACTGGGGTTCTCGATACAACGAAGCTTCATACTTATAAATTCAACGAAGACTTATTTAAGAGAATCAATGTTGTTCCTGATGGGAAGAACCATGGACTAATCTTTATTCTTGATTGGTCTGGATCTATGCAGAATGAGATCTTTGCTACTGTAAAACAGTTGCTTAACTTGACTGCATTCTGTAAGAAAGTTCAGATCCCATTTGAAGTATATGCTTTCACTAATGAGTGGGAGGTTGCAGAACGTGCAATGAATTGTCAGGAAGAAGATTATCAAGAATACTTCTACAGTTATGATTATCATAATCATGAGGGATTAGAAAGAGATAAGTTCTATATTAATCCTAGACAGTTTACTTTGATGAACTTTATTTCTTCTCGTTCAAATGGTAAAGACTATGAGCGTATGTGTAAGAATATCTGGAGAGAAGCTTATAGTATTACATACAGTACTAGATACCGTTATACACCAGGTTTAAATCTTTCTGGAACTCCTTTGAATGAAGCAATCGTAATGATGAATTATGTTGTTCCTCAATTTAAAAAGGATAATGATTTACAGAAAGTAAATGTATGCATACTTAGTGATGGTGAAGCATGTAGTTCTTCATACGGTAAGCAAACATTCTATGAGCATAAAGGTGAAGAAGTACTTCGTCCATATGGTATAGACTACGGTTGCTGCTTACGTGATCGTAATACTGGTAGAGTGTATAATGAGTTCAGTGGATATACAATGGCAACAGTTACTTTAATTCAGCAGGTTCGTGACAGAAATGCTGGTGTAAATGTTATCGGTATCCGTCTTCTTAATGGTAGAGATCTTGGCAGTTATGTTGGAAGATATGCTACATATGAACATTATGAGGATGTTCAAAGACAGTGGAAGAAAGAGAAGTCTGCGATCATACCAGAACCAAAAGGATACACTGCTTTATATGCTATATCAAATAAAGATTTGGATAGTGATATTGAATTTGATGTTGCTGAGGATGCAACTAAGGGACAGATTACAAAAGCATTTAAGAAGATGCTTAAGAAAAAGTCTACTAATAAAAAGCTACTTAATTCATTCGTGGCACACGTAGCATGACAGTTGGGGAAGTGTCCATTATCTTCCCCATTCCTCTCATATTATCCTATACTATAAACATACAGAACAAACAAATCAATGCCATTTCAAGCGAAATTTACAGATGAAGATCTAGTCTCTTTTCTTTCCGCAAACGGAGAGGTTGTTACCAGCGATAGTGTTAAGAACTTTGCCACAAAGTTTGGTGTACAAGTACAGAGCGTAACCAAAAGAATTAATAAACTTCCACAGTTCCAGAAGATACAAAGAGGTAAGTGGAATTTAACAGTTGCAGAAAAATTAGAAAGAGTCTATGAAGGACTACCAGCAACACCTGCTGTAGAAGAGAATATTGTTCCAAGTAAGGATCCAAACTATGTACCATTTGGTAACTTTGCTGATGTAAAGAAGATCATTGGATCTAAGATGTTCTATCCAACATTCATTACTGGACTCTCAGGTAATGGTAAAACATTTTCAGTTGAGCAAGCATGTGCTCAATTAGGTAGAGAACTTATACGTGTAAACATTACTATTGAAACAGATGAAGATGATCTTATTGGCGGTTTCCGTCTTGTTAACGGTGCAACCGTATGGCACAATGGCCCAGTCATTGAAGCCCTCGAACGAGGTGCAGTCTTGCTCCTTGACGAAATCGACCTTGCCTCTAACAAGATCCTCTGCCTTCAAAGCATCCTTGAGGGAACTGGTGTTTTCCTTAAAAAAATTGGAAAGTTCGTTCGACCAAGACCAGGATTCAACATCATCGCAACCGCAAATACTAAGGGTAAAGGTTCAGACGATGGAAGATTCATTGGAACTAACGTGCTCAATGAAGCCTTCCTTGAAAGATTCGCCTTGACATTTGAGCAAGAGTATCCTACAGTTACTATTGAAACCAAGATACTTAAAAAGGTTGCTGCTAGTCTTGGGGTACTAGACGAGAAATTCTGTGAGAACCTCGCTAACTGGTCAGACATTATCCGTAGGACTTTTAGAGATGGTGGTATAGATGAAGTTATTTCAACTCGTCGTTTAGTACATATCATTCGTGCGTTTGCAATATGGAATGATAGACTAAAAGCAATTAAAGTTTGCGTCAATCGTTTCGATGATGAAACAAAGCAGTCATTTATCGAATTATATGATAAAATAGATGCAGAGGTAGACACTGAAATTCAGGAATTAGGATGACCGATCTAGCAAAACAACTAAAGGAAGGAACTAAGGAATCACATTCGGCAGCGGAGAATACTAAATTCGTTGCCTCCTTCCTTCGAGGTGTTCTCGACCCAGAGGAATACCGTAAATTAATTACAGACTTCTACTATGTGTATTCCACAATGGAGAAGTTAATACAAGAGACTAGAGATCCTCTTGCTGTTGTGTTACAACAATGGCAAGTAGATCTTATTCGTACCACAGGATTAGAACAAGATCTTAGATATTATTATGGTCCTATGTGGAGATCTGAAATCAAACCATCAGAACCTTGTAACACTTATGTTGATAGACTTAAGGAAGTTGCAAAAGATAATCCATATCTTTTGATTGCACATCATTATACAAGATATATTGGTGATCTTTCAGGTGGTCAGATACTTAAGAATATAGCACAGAATGCTCTACAACCACGTGAAGGTGAAGGGTTGAAATTTTATGACTTTCCTAGAATAGATAATGCTAAAGAATGGAAAGTGAAATATCGCTCAACACTAGATACATTAGAGTTAGATCAATCACAAGTTGATGCATTGATAGCAGAAGCTAATAATGCCTTTAGATTAAATATGCTTTTGTTTGATGAACTCAAAGGTAATGCAAGTAAATCATTGTTTAAAGTTATCATTGGATTTGTTAAGTCAAAACTATCTGGGGAAAACAAATGAGTAGTCTAATCGGTCAACTGGTTACTGTCAGGGATAACCACTGTACTATTGCTCCAAGTAAAGTCCTTAGTGGCGATGGAACAAAGTTCACGGTGGTCAATCTTGACGGATTCAAGAGAGAGTGCTATTATAATGATATACTATATGTCTGGAAACCTTGAAATATAATGAAGACGAACTCTTGAAGGAGATTTCGGATTACATCAGTAATACTTACAGAGGTCATTATTCTGTCGGCAACGTACAGACTCTTGACCTTATTGATTCAGTAGGGGATGCAGAAGCATTCTGTCGAAGTAATGTTCTTAAGTATGCTTCACGTTATGATCGCAAAGGATCAGCACGCAAGGATATTATTAAGATCATTCACTATGGTCTATTACTATTACATTTTAACGATAAGCAAGAAGCTGCTAATCGTGCCAACGCAAATAACCCTACATCATTCACCGTAGATTATGACAAGTAAAGTTAAGTTAACAAAAGAAACGATTGGTGTATTAACCAATTTCGTAGATATCAATCAGTCTATTGTATTCCGTAAAGGTAATACAATTAAGACTATTAGTAATGCAGAGAATATCTTAGCAGAATATACATGCGAAGAAGATTTTCCAATAGACTTTGCTATCTATGATCTTGGTCAGTTCTTAAAGAGTCTTGCACTTTTTGAGAATCCTTATCTTGAGTTTGACTCTGATGATTATGTTACTATCAGAGATAGACATAGATCAGTCCGTTATTATTTTTCAGATCCAGAGATTACATTGAAGTCAGCACCTGATAAGAGTGTTAATTTCCCAGATCCTGATTTGGAATTTACTATCACAAACGATGATATGGTTAGTCTTAGGAAAGCATCTATGGATGTTCTTCGTGTTCCTGATCTTACATTTGAATGTGCTAATGGTGATATCAGATTGGTTGTTAGAGATAGAGAGAATGATACTAGTAACAACTACAAACAGAAGGTTCAAGGATCTTGTGAAGGAAACTTACAACTTGATGTTAAGGTAGAGAATCTTAGAATCATTGATCTTAATCGTGTTCTCAATAAGGATGAACCAGATGATAGTTATGTATTTACAACTAGAGTATCTAACAAGCTTATCTCTGAGTGGACTAACGAGAAATTAAATCTTAAGTACTACATTGCATTGGAACCCTAATGCGATTACATCAAGTTTTCTTTTGCCCTATATTCACATTTAGATTTGAGAATCATAGTAAGTATGATTTTCCTATGGTTGAGAAGATGGATAGGAAACCTGATGGATGGATTGAATCTGTCAATTCTACTTTTCCTAGAATACCAGATGATGATCCTGTAGTCTTTCGAGATGAAAGAAATAATCTCATGAGAGATTTGGGAGAGCAAATGAAAGATCTCTTCCAAGAATATCAGTTACCAGATAAATTTAGTTTTGATCAGTTCTGGTATAACATCTATCATGAGCATCAAGGACAAGAACCACATACACATTTGAATGGATGCTTTAAGAGAACTCCTTATTGGTGTGGTATTTACTACTACAGAGGAGCAACTCCAACAACATTCTTCCGTCCAGATTGTAATAATCGGATACATAAGTTTCCACATGCAAGTCCTATATTTAATGAGTACTTTGCTGATAAGTTGAAACCTGATCTCAAGGATGGTGATGTGATACTTTTCCCACCGTACATACAGCATTGCGTAGAACCATGTAATAGTGCTACAATGCGTATGACCTTTTCATTTAACCTAGTATTAGATAATGAGTAAAGACTTTTTATGGGTCGAGAAATACCGTCCTTCTACAGTTAAGGATTGTATTTTACCTGATAGCATTAAGAATGTTTTTCAGGGTTTTGTAGAGCAGCGTGAGATCCCCAATCTTTTATTGTCTGGAACTGCTGGTGTAGGAAAGACAACCATTGCTAAAGCTCTATGTGATGAGATAGGAGCATCTTACATTCTGATCAATGGATCGGATGAAGGTAGGTTCCTTGACACTGCTAGGAATAAGATTAGACAGTTTGCTACAACCGTCTCATTGACCTCTGGAACGTCCCACAAGGTCGTTATAATAGATGAGGCAGATAACACGACCAACGATGTTCAACTATGTCTGAGGTCTGCTATAGAGGAGTATCATAATAATTGTAGATTCATTCTTACTTGCAACTTTGTTAATAAGATAATCGAACCACTTCATTCACGTTGTACCGTTATAGATTTTCGTGTGAAGAATGGACAGTCTGTACCTTTACAGGGACAGTTCTTTGATCGTCTTAGAAATATATTAAAAACAGAAAATGTTACATTTGAAGATAAAGTTCTGGCTAAACTTATTACTAGGTATTATCCTGACTGGCGTAGGGTTATCAATGAGTGTCAACGCTATTCTGCTAGTGGAGCCATTGATGCAGCTATTCTTGCTGACGTTGCTGATATTAATTTTGATAGTTTGCTTTCGGCATTAAAGCAGAAAGATTTTAAGACTGTTAAGGGGTGGGTAGTTCAACATATGGACACTGATCCCACTACTATATTTCGTAAGATATATGACAGTACATATACTGTTTTAAAACCTGCTTCCATTCCAGAGGCAGTTCTTATAATAGCAAGATATATGAAAGATGCTACTATCGTTGCTGATCATGAGATTAACCTATTAGCATGTCTTACAGAAATTATGATGAGTTGTGAATTCAAATGAAAATTAGTAAAGATGACTTAATGCATTGTCGTTTACAAGCATGGTTACGTGAGAATAAAACTGATGATATAGAGTATCTTGGATTCTATCCTGATGTCTTAGGTATTGATAAACATTGGTATCGTATTGATACTCATGAAGTTACTGTTGATTGTATACAAGATTTGGAGTTAGTCGATGATTGATGCTGTAAACATTGACACTCCATATATTTGGAAAGGTCATATTGATCCTCCTAAAAATTATAATGAGATAAAAGAGACTCTATCATTGATAAAAGATCAATGTAGTGGACAGATTAAATCTCCTTTAGAGGAGGGCAACTCATTTTCTACAGTTGGTTACGATAGGTATCGTCCACATAGGATAGAAGAGCTTGCACCATTTTATAAAAAGTTGTATAATGATTTACAGTTCATTCATTTTAGAGTGAATGATCGAACTCGTGTTCCAAATCATATGCTCAATCCTGTATTTGATACAGGATTTTATAGTGTTGATTTACAGGAAAGTAAGAGAACGGAAGACAAGTTCTTCTTGATAGACAGAGCATGGTTTAACGTTCATTACAGAGGTGCTAGAACACTACCACATGATCACGGAATCGTTGATTATGTTTGTGCTTATTATCTGAATCATCCAGATGACAGTGGTAACTTTATGGTTGAACCATCTGGAGGTATGAATACTGCTGTATTGAATAGTGACAGCACTAAGGTTAGTTACACTCATAAACAGAACCCAGTAACTATTCCTGTAGAGACAGGTGACTATTTAATATTTCCTGGTCACGTCACACATGGTTGTGAATCTAGTGATAGTGACGAGGAACGGATTGTAATTACAACCAATATAATGGTGAATAAGTATGACTAATTCAATAGAACTACCACCACTACCAGAGTGGGGTACTAATAGATTAACTACTATGAAAAAATTAAAAAAAGAAAAACTAAGAGCACAAGTTAAGTCCAGATTTTATTATCTGTTCTGGGGTGCTGCAACAGTATCTGTTTTATTCGGTCAACTCTATGTTGGATCTGGATATAGATCATATGCAAAATCTCTTAATAGAATATTTGATGCAGTTGAAGTAGAAGTTAATCGTCCTAGATTTTATTAATGAAAACTCTAAAGTCATTAAAGACACCACTCAGGTATCCTGGTGGTAAGTCAAGAGCTGTAGTAAAGCTACTACAGTTTCTTCCAAATCTTAATGAGTATAAAGAATTTCGTGAACCATTTCTAGGAGGTGGTTCTGTATCATTGGAGATCACGAAACGATATCCTGATATAGAGATTTGGGTTAATGATCTTTATGAACCTTTAGTAAATTTCTGGAAAGAACTACAGCATAATGGAGAAGATCTTGAGGATGCTATTCTTTCAAAGAAGAACTTTCATCCCGATAGGGACACTGCTAGAAAACTTTTTAATGATAGTAAGGAGGATATAAATGACAAAGAAAAATCTAACTTTGATCGTGCCGTCGCTTTTTATATCGTTAATAAGTGTAGCTTCAGCGGTCTCACTGAGTGTTCATCATTTTCTCCTCAAGCATCAGAGTCCAACTTCTCCTTCGCAGGAATCGAAAGACTTAGTGAGTATTCAGAACTCATTGAGAACTGGAAGATCACTAACAAATCTTATGAAGAATTGTTAACAGATTGGAATGGTGCTTTTGTGTACCTAGATCCACCCTATGACATCAAAGATAATCTTTATGGTAAGAAGGGTGGTATGCATAAAACCTTTGACCACGATGAGTTTGCGAGGGCATGTGATCACTTTACTGCACACATGCTTGTATCATACAATTCAAGTCAGATCATTAAGGATCGTTTTCATGAGTGGACAGTTGGGGAATTTGCACACACTTACACCATGAGGAGCGTGGGATGCTATAATATAGATCAAGCAGCAAGGAAGGAGTTAGTCCTATTAAATTATGAAATGTGAAGTAAAACTATTTGTGGCAGGACAAGTCTTTAAGGAGACTGTACATGCACGTAACTATGATGAAGCAAGAAAGGTTGCACTTGCTCGTAACCCAAATGCTAGAGTAGTATCTGTTAACGCATTATTCTCATGAAATCTTTAGAAGAAAAAATTAAAAATGCAGAGGCTAGGATCAAAGAGTTGGAACTCTTGATCGAAGCTTGGAAAAAGAAATTAGAGGAGGATGATGGATTATAAAACATCTGGTGTGGATATAGAAGCAGGTAATGCTTTTGTAGAAACACTTAAAGAGAAAGCACCTACTATTGGAGGATTCAATGGTATGTTTGAGGTTCCTCGTGGTTATGAGGAACCTGTTTTAGTATCTGGCACTGATGGTGTAGGTACTAAGATGAATATAGCAAGAGTTTTTAATGACTATACAACTATAGGACAAGACTTAGTTGCTATGTGTGTCAATGATGTGATCTGTAGTGGTGCTAAACCATTATACTTTTTAGATTATGTTTCTACTCAGAAGATAGATGATAATGTTGCTGACATTATGGTTGGTGTTCTTAAGGGATGTGAGATAGCAGG